GCCTTTGTGTTGAGATTAGATTTTCAAGGGTACGACGAACTAGGGGTTCCATATACATCTGTGAAACCTAAATTTTTTACACTGTGTATAACGGCTGCAAAGTTTGAAGTCAATGAAAGTGGCAGCACCTATAAAATGGAAGGTGTGCCCTTCAACCATAAAGGATTCAGCGATCTTGTTAATCTAGCATTTAATGACGTAAAATTAACACTAGGAGAAAAAGGTCTTGTAGAAGAATTATTGTCGGGCACTACTAATGAAAGTCTACAAAAAGTTTTAAATGACATAGAGCAGAGATTAAAAGACGATGAATTGATCGGAGAAAAAGATGTCTACGAAATAGTGTTTCCAACATCGTCATCAGAATTTAAATCGGTGAATGGTCCAGCTAATACCAAAGCTGCCACAGTGGATCCTAACGAATCACCAAAAACAGTGATCAATGGTACCGATGTAGAAGTTAAAAAAGATTTTGATCAAAACGAAATAGGCGGAGCCAGTCTGGGATTTGATCAGAGCAAAGGCGGAACATATGTGATGCGTAAAAACGATCAACGAGATGCTAAAACCGGGTTGATCAACAGAGATAAAATGGTTATCGATCCAACCAAACGTGTGTTTCAATTTGCACAAGGGCAAAGCCTTACAGCAATTATGAACCAAATAGTATTAAGTTCAGATTATGCAGCCAAAGCCATTGATCCTAAATATAAAACCCCTGAAGGATTTGTTAAATGGTTTCGACTAGACGTTCAAATTGAATTATTAAAATTCGATGCCGTGACTGGCGAATATGCTAGAAAATACACCTTCCGAGTAGTTCCTTATCTGGTGCACGAAACAATATTCTCTAATCCGAATTCTGCGCCTATTGGTTACAGTGAATTACAAAAAACAATTTCTAAAGGTTACAATTATATCTACACAGGCCAAAATGTGGATGTGTTAAAATTTGACATACAGATTAACAATTTATTCTTTACAGGGGTCACTCCTAGTAAACCCAGCGACTCGGGCACAGCAGCAAATCCCGACACCAGCGGAGGACCATCCCCTCAGGTCAACAAGCAGGCTAAAACCGGGCAAGGAACCTCACCAGGATCTCAACTGGCCAGTGGCGGTCGAGCAAGATTAAAAAGAGATCCTAAATTAATTGAGCAGTCGTTGAAAGGCGGAGCCAATCAAACAGACACAGAACAACAAGTGGCCAAGGCATTTCATGAAGCATTTTTAAATAACGGGGCAGAATTAGTCACAGTGAATCTAGAGATATTGGGAGACCCGTATTGGATAGTTGACAGCGGAATATCTAACTATTTTGCATCACCGTCAGATTCTAATCCGGCCCTGACTGAAGATGGAACAATGAACTATGAAAGCGGAGATGTATATGTATATCTCAGTTTTAGAACACCCACAGATATAGATGAAACCACAGGATTATATGAGTTTGCTACAGGTGGTAAAGTGAGTCCTTTTAGCGGAATTTATAGAGTATCTGCCTGCGAAAGTATTTTCGCCGATGGGGCATTTAAACAAAAATTAACCTGCTTAAGAATGCCAGGACAGGCAGTGGATTACAAAGATAATCCTCCAGAATTACTCAATGATCCGAATATTCCAACATCGAGTGCAATGACAGTAGGATCTGATGAACCAGTAGCAAGTTCACCTTTAGATGATCCGGGATATAATCAAGCAGTTGCACCAAACTTTACGCCTGTATCAGTGAGAGGTAATCAAGTTCCTGGCGATAGAGCAATAACTTAATGGATAAATTAAATGGCTGAAGAAAGTAGACCGTCGTCGGAATATGCCAATCAAGGTGGATTGAGATCTGGCCCCTACCTGGCTAGAATAGTTAATCACCTTGATCCTAGTTTAATGGGTGGCCTTGAAGTCACTCTGTTGAGAGAACAAGGAAATACGTTCGGTGAAGACACACAGACACACGTGGTTAGGTGTGCTATGCCGTTTTTCGGTTACACTGGTTTTGAATTTATGGGGCAAAATTCTGCTACAGTCTCGGGTAAGACCAGCGATGCTTATAACGACACACAAAAAAGTTACGGCATGTGGTTTGTACCACCAGACGTGGGTGTAACAGTATTGGTGGTATTCATTGACGGAGACCCAGCACAGGGATATTGGATTGGTTGCGTGCCAGCAAGATTCGCCAACAACATGGTGCCTGCGATTGCCGGATCGTCACAAATTGATATTGATAAAACAGACAGCGATAGATATGGAATTACCTCGGGCTCAGAACTGTTGCGAGTCACAAATTTACCTGTAGCAGAAATTAATAGAAAACTTAATTCTAAACAACAGGAGGTTGATCCCGACAAGATTAAAAAACCGGTGCATCCAATGGCTGATCGTTTTTTAGAACAAGGATTGTTGTTTGATGATGTTAGAGGAGTTACAACTAGCTCGGCACGAAGAGAAGCACCTAGTATGGTATTTGGTATATCAACACCGGGTCCTTTGGATAAAAGAAACGATGCTAAAAAAGCAAAAATAGGAACACAAAATTATCAATCTCCAGCGCCGGTTCCAGTCAGTAGACTGGGTGGCACACAGTTTGTAATGGATGATGGTGATGACCGCTATGTGAGAGAAACACCTGCCGGATCCGGTCCAGTGAAATATATCGATGTTCTTGAAAAGAAAGTAGTAGGCACCAGCGAAACAGCAACCAATGCCGGAGAACCAACGATTCCTTATAATGAATATTTCCGTGTAAGAACTAGAACTGGACATCAAATATTGATGCATAATTCAGAAGATTTAATCTATATCGGAAATGCTAGAGGAACAACATGGGTTGAATTAACGTCAAACGGCAAGATTGATATCTATGCCCAAGACAGCATCAGCATCCATACAGAAACTGACCTCAATGTGTTTGCAAATAGAGATATTAATCTAGAAGCCGGCAGAAATATCAACATGAAATCGGGCGGTAGACTCAAGGCAGACATCGGATCCAACATGGAGCTGTTGATAGCAGCAGACGGTAAAATCACAGTTGGAGCAAACTGGGATCAAAAAATAGGTGGAACAACAAAATTAGCATCGACGGGCAATATCAATGTAGTATCAGCAGCAAATAATAGATTTACTTCAGGAGCAAGCACACACATTGTTGCGGTAGGAGAACTTAGAGAAAGTGCCAGTACGATACATATGAATGGAGCATTAGCTGATGTGGGCGATGTGGCAGAACAAGTGATACCGTTAACAACACATGCAAATCCGGTAACGTCTGCAGCAGCAGATTGGCCCTCAACAAAATATCAGACAGGAACAATATCCAGTATTATGAAAAGAATTCCCATGCACGAACCGTGGCCCTTGCATGAAAATCAAGTACCTCAATTTAATACGCCAACAAATACAGATAGAGATACCTAGGAGATATTATGGCAAATAAACTATACAATCAAAAAACTGTGGCAACCAACACAGCGTCTGTAGGTGATAAAGGCGGCACATTTACCTATAAGGGATTTAGTTCCAAAGAATTTTCTCGCAATTACAAGCTCTATGATATTGATCTTGTTAAGCAAGATCTAATCAATCATTTTTATATTCGCAAAGGTGAAAAGTTAGAAAATCCTGATTTCGGAACGATTATTTGGGATATGCTATTTGAGCCATTTACTGAAGATGTAAAAAATATGATCGCTAAAGATGTAGAGACTATCATTAACTATGATCCGAGAATCGTGGTAAATGAAGTGTTGATTGATAGTACAGATATTGGAATACGAATACAAGCAGATTTAACGTACATCCCATTCAATATCAACGAACGTATGACATTTGATTTTGATAAGAATAATTCTATCATTAACTAAGCAGTTTATTTTGTTTGGTAAATATGATATAGGAACTGACAATGACAACAACTAGTAGACAAAATAACCTAATACTAAATCAAGATTGGACTAGGATTTATCAGACATTTAAAAATGCTGATTTTAAATCATACGATTTTGAAAATCTACGCAGGGTTATTATCACATATCTAAGAGAAAATTATCCAGAAGATTTCAATGATTATATTGAATCCTCCGAGTATATGGCTCTTATTGATGCAGTAGCATTTCTAGGACAAAGTCTAGCTTTCCGTATCGATCTAGCATCAAGAGAAAACTTCATCGAACTAGCAGAACGCAAAGAAAGTGTTCTACGTCTGGCTCGTATGCTTAGTTACAACGCCAAGAGAAACATAGCGGCTAACGGATTGATCAAATTTTCCAGTATAACAACCACTGAAGAATTATTAGATTCAAACGGTAAAAATCTATCCAACCAGATTGTGTCGTGGAATGATCCAACTAATACCAACTGGTTAGAACAGTTTATCACTATTCTTAACGCAGCCATGGCTGACAACACAGAATTTGGTCGCAGTCAAGGATCTGGTACAATACAAGGAATTCCCACAGAACAATATAGATTCAAAACAATCAGCACCGATGTTCCGATTTATACATTCGGAAAAACAGTTGCAGCAAGATCCATGACCTTTGAAATAGTCAGCACAGCATTCAAAGACAGCGATGCAGTTTATGAAGAACCACCAGTACCAGGAAACCAACTAGGGTTTATATATCGCAACGACGGCAAAGGCCCAGGAAGTCAGAACACTGGCTTCTTTCTGTTATTCAAACAAGGCAGCCTAGAACTTGCAGATTTTTCTATAGATGTTCCAACCACCAACGAAACTGTAGCAGTAAACAGTGCCAATATCAATAATGATGATATATGGCTATTCAGTCTAGGAAGCAGCGGTAATCAATTGAATCAATGGACGCAGGTTTCCAGTTTGATTGGAAACAATATTGCGTATAACAGCCTTACACAAAATATCAGAAATATCTACGCTGTTGAAACCAAAGAAGAAGACAGAGTCGATCTAGTATTTGCTGATGGTATTTACGGAAACTTACCACAAGGTGCGTTTCGTGTTTATTATAGAATCAGTAACGGACTAAGTTATACTATCGCTCCCGCAGAACTAAGGGGAATCAACATCACGGTTCCTTATATTAATAAAAGTGGACAATCACATACACTAACCATCGGATTAGCTCTGCAATATTCTGTAGCTTCAAGTGCTGCATCAGAAGATATCGATTCAATTAGGACTAATGCTCCTGCTGTGTATTACACACAGAATAGAATGATCACCGGTGAAGATTACAATCTTGCGCCGTTATCTAGTTCGCAAGACATATTAAAAATTAAATCTATAAACAGAACATCTAGTGGCATCAGCAGAAATTTTGAAATACTCGATGCAAGCGGAAAATACAGCAGTATAAATGTATTTGCCGATGACGGATTCATATACAAAGAACAAATAGAAAATCAACTAAATTTTAAATTTACTAGTAGAATCGAAATATTAAATTTCATTAGACGCAGCGTTGAACCTATTTTTACTGATACTGCTGTGTATAATTTCTATATTACTAAATTTGATAAAATTCTTTTT